GGACAAGAATGGTAATGCTGTTAATGGTAATGGTGTTCCTCCTGTCACAGCAAAAGATATTGAAGCGATCATAGCGAAAGCTGGACCGACTCAAACAATTCGTATTGAACAAGCACCTCTTAAAATAATTGGTGTATCCGATACTGACGATAAACCCTATAAGTTATAATCATGCAAAAAATTATTAATGTACTCGCTGTTACGTCTTTCGCTGTATCTGGTGCCGTTGTTGGTGCTGGTGCTTACGTTTACTTTAACAAGGATGCCATCGTAGATGGAGTCAAGGATAAAATTACTGAGTCTGTAATGGGATCAGTAGGTGGAGCACTTCCAGGTGCTGTAAATGGTGCTATGCCAGATCTACCTGGCTCAACAGGTCCTGCTCTTCCATTCTAATTAAGATGGAAATAATTTGTAATGGAAATCCCTGAGATTAGAATCAAGGGTGGGGATATTGATACCATTCGTGTTCCTTTCACCCCTGACTATCTTACACAACCACCACAAACGATACAAATAGGTACACCAGTCACTAATCAGATTGGCGTACCTATTGTTGATGTGCCTGGTTGTGTGGAAGCACATCAGGTTGATGAGAATAACATGCTGGAAGGAGATGATCCTAAAGGTGTGAGGGTTTATTGTGATGGTCAAGCACCATCATTTGATACTATTGATTACGACAAAGAAAATTTGCAATTCATAGAAGAGGCACCTGTGCCCATTGTACCTCCCACAAAGACACCAGAGTTAGATACACCAGAAATACCAAATAAGACCGTCACAAAGGAAGTAAAGTGCCCTACAGAGGCACAACAATTAAAGCAACCAATTGGTACGTTAGTTAAGGATGGAAGAGAAAAAATTATTGAGTATAGATTGGTTGGAAAAGAATGTATAGCAATATCTGAAGAAATTTCTTTTGCAGATCAGGTTGTTAAAGGAATACCATCTGCTAATCAGGTTGCACAAACTGGAGGTATAGCAATCGTAGCAACCGCAGCTGCTACTGCAACTCCTATCCTATTGAAGGCTGTCAAACCTATAGTTAAACAGATCTTCAAGAAAGTTCAGAAACTATTAGGTAAGGAACCTCCTAAACTATCTGCTAGTGAGATTAGAGCTGATAAGTATCGTGAAAAGAAAGGACTACCCCCTGTCAAACGTCCTAAGAAAAAGAAATAACTATTCTTTTAGTGTACCAATAGAATGAGTTCCTAAGGATGATGATTCAGTTGATACTTCCTTATCAGTAGTAAGATCAATCTTCTCTACCTTTTTCTTTTCTACTTCTGGAATTGAATGATTATGTGGAACCATAAAGTTAACACCAACAACTTGTACGTCAGCACATATCTTTGCATACTCTGTGCCAGGAGTGAAGCGAATTCCAGCCTTCATTAATTCTCCACAATTTTTTAGACGTGCGATCTCAAAATCTAATCTTTTATTTGCATTCGCTTGAGTCATTAAGTTAATGTTTGCCTGTGCTGCTTCCTTACATTGGTCTTGTAGTTTCTTATCCAATGGTCTAGACCATGTAGCACTAAAACCTACTGCAATATTGGTGTTATTCTTTTGACCTGTACGTGTAGGAACGTAGTATAGTACGTCACCAGGATTGTCTAACACACCATCCTCATCTAAGTCTGACATGTCGTACACAGGATCATTATAGATTGGCTCATAGGGATGCTGTTGTGATACGGCACCTGTAAGGTATGGTGTAACGTTCATGGTAGCACCTTGGCATTGTATACCACTACCATAAGTATTCGTTATGTACGGACCTTGTAAAACCTGTATGGCTTGATTGGTTACTGAGCCAGAACTATTAGCTACGGGACTTGCTGTTGCACTCACACCCCCTACAGTCTCCGCCCTTATGACAGGGGCAATCGCAAGATTTATTAGACATAATGTTCCTATTGTTGAAATATACTTGTTGTGTCGGTGATTGACGTCACCTCTGTTTCTCTTTGAATTATTGTGTGGTTTTGAAGCCCAGCTCCAGAAAGAGTTTCGGTGAACTGAAACGCTGCTCCTGGTGTTGTCTGTGTGAAGTTGGGTTTCCCTGTTATGCTTGTCCATGATGATGTCACGCCATTAATAGTTACATTGTGTGTTCCTGTCGTGGGTGACAGGTTGCCATCAGCTGATACGCCTGAGCCAGTCACAGAATATTGATATCCTGTGTTGTAGTCCATTGAATTTATTGTCTCCGTTACCTTACTAGTCGTCTCCGTGTGGCTCGTCATTGAGCCCTGGGTAAAATTTGGGACCACGGGAACTGCTTGGACATCTGCAGTAGTTAATACTACTACTGCACTTGTCACAGTAAATGAGATTATCTTTCCAAAACGGATGTTCACGAGGATACCTCACTAATCAATAACGGTTATCTCAGATACGAATTGTCCCGTAGCTGTAGTTCCAGCTCCACCAGCTGTTATGCCAATGACTGAGGCACTTGTGAGAGTTCCAGCCAAGGTATCTTTAGCACCAGCTGCAACTGAAGTAAGACTACTAAAGTTAGGGTTAACACCAACAGTCGCCGCACCTGTGGGGACCGCATCAGCTTGAGTGTACGACTGGGCAAAGCTGAAAGCCGCACCTGCTGTGTCTTGGGTCGCTGCAATGGCACCTGGCGAGTAGACGCCTGAGGTTATGGTACCTGCACTGACCGTCCCAGCCGTCGTTCCATCAGTTGTGTCTATGTTTGAGCCACTTATAGCGAAAGAAGAACCTATTCTTGAAGCTGTTGATCGTGCAGCGTCAACTGTAAGTTGCACACTAGAAGCGTGTTTAGTAACAAGTCCACCAGCATTTGCTGCACTGGCAGTCATCAATAACATTATAATAGGAATTAGTTTCTTCATGAATATGCAAACGAGTCATTGTGTCCGTATTTATTTATCAAACTTGCTTATGTTCACAGTAAGCATTTATTTCGTGTAAGAATCCCTTATATTATTAATAAGAAATACTTATTTCGACCGTACCTTGACATAACTTAATGTTTGCTATATAGTATTGTTACGTTTCTTAACAAACGAATGACAAGTTCAACATCCAACATGGATCGTTATACAACTACTGAGTATGGTAAGCAGAACATGTTCTCTGCTGAACCACCTATGCAGTATGTTGATGACTATAAAGGATATGGACCAAGTGCAGAGCAACTTAACGGTCGTCTTGCGATGATCGGTATGGTAGCAGCCTTGACATCCTACATTTCATCTGGTAGTATATTCTTCTTTGGAGCTTTCGGTATTTAATGCCCGATTCTAATCAACTCTATGAGGACATGGAAAAGCTAAACGATCTCTATGAAGAGTTACTTTGGCACCACGATGATGAATTACAGTTCACCCATGATGGTGAACAAATCATAATCATAAACAAAACACAACAGGAACAAAAACAATGACACCAGAAGCAGAAAAGTTTAACGGTTGGGCAGCAATGATCGGTTTCGTAGCCGCAGTTGGTGCTTACATGACCACAGGACAAATTATTCCAGGTATCTTTTAAGACAATAGGTCTCTATTAATTCTACCCCTAACACAAATCTAAGAAAAATGACTTCAAACACAGCAACAATCTCTGATAAAGCACAAAAACTTTGGGCAGAGAAATGGAATGGCAGACTTGCTATGCTAGGTCTTATCGCAGCAGCAACATCTGACTTTCTTACAGGACATATGTTCTTCGGACAGTTCTGATATGATGACGGAACTAGTAGCAGTAGATTCATTTCCATACTGGAAAGCAATTGCTTGGTGTTTCTACCCAATGACAGTTTTAGTATTGATTGAACTCTTCTCACGGTTCTTGAATAATGATGACGATGATGATGACCGAGATGGTGGCATAATGACCCCAGTTTACCAAGGAGCACAAGCATGATTTATCAAATTGTATTCGCATGTGTAGTAGGATACACAGCAGTTAGCGGACTTCCATTTGTATTCTCCTAAATACATTTGAATATCGCCGCCGCAAAAAGAGACCTCTGCCAAATAACAGAAGGTCTCTTTTTCATGGTATAATATATTGATGGATAAATCTGAAATCAAAAAACATTTAAAATTTCTCAATAATCTTAAACGAGACTTACAACGAAACCCTAGACACAGAGTTCCTAAGCACCCATTCAGAAGATATGGGTATAAATACCCATCTTTTAAGGGTTGACAAAAACGTAACAAAAGTTTATAATAAATAAATTGAGATGAGGGTTTCCTCATTTTTATTATCCCCCTAACCAAGACCACGGGGTTATAATGTCTTTTTATCCACTAGTGAAGGGATTAGTGGAAATATTATATCGCTCTTACCCTTTGAGCCCTATAAACATCTTATTGTCCTCATGACAACTCTTCAAAGAAGAGAACAAGGTCTCCTATCTGGATGGTCCGAGTTCTGTGACTGGGTTACATCAACAAACAACAGAATCTATGTTGGTTGGTTTGGTGTTCTAATGATCCCATGTCTTCTAGCAGCTACAACCTGCTTTATCGTTGCATTTATTGCAGCACCTCCTGTCGATATCGACGGAATCCGTGAACCTGTTGCAGGTTCATTCATGTATGGTAACAACATCATCTCTGGTGCAGTTGTTCCATCATCAAACGCAATTGGTTTACACTTCTATCCTATATGGGAAGCAGCGACTCTAGATGAGTGGTTGTATAACGGTGGTCCTTACCAGTTGGTAATCTTCCACTTCCTTATTGGAATCTCTGCCTACATGGGTAGACAGTGGGAACTATCATACCGTTTAGGTATGAGACCATGGATCTGTGTAGCATACTCTGCTCCAGTGTCAGCAGCATTCGCTGTATTCTTAGTGTATCCTTTCGGACAAGGAAGTTTTTCTGATGGAATGCCTTTAGGTATCTCAGGAACATTCAACTTCATGTTCGTATTCCAAGCAGAACACAACATACTAATGCATCCTTTCCATATGGCGGGTGTTGCTGGTATGTTTGGTGGAGCATTGTTCTCTGCTATGCATGGTTCACTTGTTACATCTTCTCTAATCAGAGAGACTACAGGTTTGGATTCACAAAACTATGGTTATAAGTTTGGACAAGAAGAAGAGACATACAACATCGTTGCTGCCCATGGGTACTTCGGTCGTTTGATCTTCCAATATGCTTCATTCAATAACTCTCGTTCACTACACTTCTTCCTTGCCTCATGGCCTGTGATCTGTGTGTGGTTAACATCAATGGGTATATGCACAATGGCATTCAACCTTAACGGTTTCAACTTCAACCAGTCAGTCGTAGACGCATCTGGTAAGGTTGTTCCTACTTGGGGTGACGTTCTTAACAGAGCAAACCTAGGTATGGAAGTAATGCACGAGCGTAATGCTCACAACTTCCCTCTTGACTTAGCATCTGCTGAGACATCTGAAGTTGCATTAACAGCACCATCAATCGGTTAAATGAACAACCTACTGCAGAGTCCTTATAGGGACTTGATAGAATTTGGTTTCTTTATTGCAGTGGGTCTCACGGCAGGTTCCTTGGGGTTGATTTAATTAGAATAACTGTTAGAATAAATGGGAGGGGTAAAATCCTCCCATTTTTATACCTTTTAATCAAATGAAAGAAACAATCAAATTTACCATCGCACAAGATGGTACTGTAACCGAAGAAGTTCTTGGATTATATGGTGACGCATGTGAAAAACTCACATCAGATATAGAAGAAAGTCTTGGGTCAGTTAAGTTTAAAGAATCCAAAGCGGAGTATTACACACAGAAAAATGTCACACTTCAGTCAAATCAAAACAAAATTAAAATGTAAAGAGTCCTTAGTGAGTGCTTTGAATACACTAGGACATGACGTGGAACATAATGTAGAGTTAGAAGTTAGGGGTGGTCATGCAGATGGTCATCCCAAATTTAATGCTTGTGTTGCTATTGCACCAGACATAGGATTTAGTTGGTGTGATAGGAATGAGCATTACAGATTGATTGCAGAGGAAGATACATGGGATCTAAATGTTCCTGTTCAAAGGTTCATTGATAAACTAACGCAACAGTATGCTATTGAAAAAATCAAAAGACAAACTGCTGCAGAAGGTTATGTTATAGAGAGTGAGACTAAGAATCTTAATGGTTCAGTTGAACTCCTAGTTAGTAGGTGGTCCTAAATAGTACATCTACACGTATCATTATGTCTTGTCCATCATTAAGAGAAGAAACCTTAAGTGCTCTACGAAATAATGCCATCGGTAATATTAGTAAAGCAAAACTCAATGTTGAAATTTACTTACACAATCCTGTAGGTATAGGTGAGCATTCAGATGTCTTAGGTGCTATCCAAGATCAACTTGACATCATTGCAAAAGAAGAAGAACGCATTGATATGATTGATAAGCATTTCAATGACCATCATCACGAAGAAGTATCTGCTGCTACATACAAAGCACAAGAACACAGATACGATTAAGGTTGCAAAAATTCTTTGACTATGGTATACTAAGGGGGTTAACACCCTCTTTTTTATGGAATCATTAGAAATATTTCCTGCTAGGTTAATTAAAGGTCATGCTCCTATGCTAAATGAATACAAGGAAGATCTAGTAGATTACCTCTATGATTTTTCTAGTAAGAATGAGTCTAGTGCAGCAAGTAACATAGGTGGTTGGCAATCAAACTCTTTTATGTATCGTGAACCTAGTTTCAAACCATTTAGGAATTGGATGTGGAATACATTTGAACCCTATATTACAAAGGTTGCACAGAGCATTGAAGAATTGGGTAACAACAGTCCAAATCTGGAACTCTATAATGTATGGTTTAATATAAATGAAACTGATACATTTAATATGATGCATACACACCCACACTCCATTTATTCTGGAGTCATGTGGATCAAAGCACCAGAAGATTGTGGCAACCTTGTATTAGTAGACCCATCAAAACATAATGTATTTGGTCTTGTTCCTACAGAATATGAGTTTGAACCAATAGAAGGTAATATAGTTTTATTCCCTTCACATGTTCCACACTATGTAAAACCAAACAATTCAGACGAGGATAGAATCTCTGTATCATTTAACATCGTATTATACAAATGAAAATTACTGCATATACAACATCAGGATGTTTTTACTGTGTTCAGTTAAAAGAACTGTTCAAACGTGCCAACCTAGAATATGAATTGATAGAGTGTCACGATGCAGATCCAATGTTCATAGAGAACTGGAAACAATTAAGAAAAGATTATCCTGACGTTAGATCATACCCCTTTGTTGTCATTGATGGCAATAGAATTGGTGGTATTGTAGAGACTGCTAAATTTCTCAAAGATAAAGGTTTGGTTTCCTCTAGACAAAAATGAAAGAACTTAAAATAAATAAAGGTATAGAGCTCATGCTTAGGGGGGCGATACCGAAGGACAAAAGAAATCCAAAACCTGAAAATGGTTTTACAATTACCAAATTATTTACCCTACGAAAGCGAAGAGTTTACTTCAACTTAGAATTTTTGTGGGACAAAGAAACATAAGTTCGGAGTTGAACAATGACTGAAACGATGATGATCTTTATCTCAGTAACTACATCCTTTATCTTCTTAGCAATTGGAGTATTATTTGGATGGGTAGCTGCAGAAGTAAAGCAAGAACACATATACGTTACACAACAGGAGGAAAATTTTCATCCAGAAATGTTTAACTCGGATGGTAACTGGATTAACGAGGAACTTCTCTCAGTTCGCTTCTTAAATGAGGATGAAATTGAAGAGGAATAAATATACTTACGACATCACTTAGGTTATGCAATTATTATTACATGAAGTGCTTCAAAAGGTTAGCAATGCTAAGACAAAGGCACAAAAGATTAAACTTCTACAGTCACATAATACACCAGCACTCAGGCAAATCCTGATTGCTAACTTTGATGAGAGCATTATCTCAATGCTACCAGAAGGTGAAGTGCCTTATAAAAAGAATGATGCTCCTGAAGAAACAGAGCACACTAAATTAGTACACGAGTACCGTAAACTCTATCTCTTCTTTAAGGGTGGAGCAACTATTTCTCAGACTCGTAGAGAGACTCTATTCATTCAACTGTTAGAGGGTCTACACAAGGGAGAAGCAGACGTTCTTATTCTAATGAAGGATAGGAAGATAGGTAAGCGTTGGAAGATCACTAAGCAGTGTGTTGAAGAATCGTTTCCTCAAATCCAATGGGGAGGACGTTCCTGATGGGTAAAGGATGTAATGTTATTCATCAAGACTGTGACCCAAAATTAGCACAAGATAGAAGTCTGCCATACAATACTTTCCTCATTGAATACAGTGTGGATGGTAAACCTAAGTTTGATATTGCTTCGGGCAGTGGGCAGGTAGATATTTTTGATGAATATTGGGATAAATACAGCAGTGATTTCAAAAATATGACACAGACAGAGGGTAGAATTAACCCAAAACTGTGGAAAGGAAAACCAAAGGCACAGAAACCAAAGGCACCTCCAAAGGCACCTCCAAAGGCACCTCCAAAATCACCACCTCAAGGGAAAAAGAAATGAGTGCAGAGCAACAAGGACAATGGGCAATCTTCTATCGTAAGATGTCTGAACCAACAGTATGGCACACTATGAAACTGTGGAGAAACGATGGTGTCCTTGTATCTGCAAAGACTTATGATGATGTCTATAAGTTTGGTCGTTACAAAGAAGCATTTGATTTTGCAAAGAATCTAATCATGGAAGAACCAATAGCAAAATATGATGCTCAGGTGAAGAGAGTGTGTAAGGCAAGAGGAGAAGCATTTTATCTAGCACAATGTTAAAACGGTATAAAGAAATACAAAAGGCTTGACATAAATAGTATTGGTATGCTAACATACCTATACGTTCATCTCACAAGAGACGCAAGTAAGACGACACGGAACGGATACGTTCATCCCTAACGGGACGCAAATGCCGCCCGAAGGAACGGTCTAAACAACCTCATCCTACAGGAGAAAACCGATGGCACAAGTCACATATCGTGGTGTTAAGTACGACACCAACGACAATAAGCAAGCAAAATCACAGATGGTTACATTAACCTACCGTGGTGTTAAGTCTGAAAAGGAATTAACTGCTGCTTAGTCACTTACTTAAACCAAAAGCAGGGGAAACCCTGCTTTTTAATGGGTAGAAATACGTAGGCAATAATATTCGTTTCAATTTTACTCCATTTCAATATTACTATAGTAAATAGTGGTAGAATTAACGAGGTCACTATGATCCCTGTCGCCGCCTTATCATGTAACTGTTAAGGAGGAAACTTTAAATGCACAACATTCTATCACGCTCTCATTTGAATGAGTGGCGTCATCATCAAGATCAAAAACTCAACGATTATTATGAATGTCTAATTGAAACATCCCAAATGAACAATCATGAGGGTAAGAAAATATGCA